CCCTTCATCAAGTCATGTTTTAATCTCTTAAGATATTTAAGATGATCCTTGATCTCTTTCTTTGATATCATATTCTATTATTATTTTCTTTGATGTTATACCTGATGAATTACTAGTGATTAACCTCTCCATCTTACCATCTAATAGTGATGTAAGTGTTAACAACTCACTAATGATTTCTCCTTCATCTACCTTAGGTATAACACATTCATTGTATTCATCTACACATTCTTCATTAGATTTGTCTGACATACATTCCATGAGTTCATCAGTACAATCCATGGTTACATTGTCTGGTGTGATGACTACCTTATAGTTGTCACTGTTAGTTGCATTTGAATTAGCTTTCATTGTTAGTAATAATTAGGACGACCAACTGAGACTTCAATTGATTCATATATTCTCAGTAATGCATTAGCATATGCTCTGTATCCACTACCTACGTACAGTTGACCAGCTAGCACACTGAATGTTGCAACACCCCAGAAGATGTAATAGAATTTACTTTTCACTTGGTTACGTGCTTTAGTTACGTTGTTTGTCATTTCTTTCCTGTATAATGATAAGCAGTGTATTCATCCTGCTTTAGTTTCTGTTTCCTTATCCAATCTTCTATCCTATCAAGGTCATCAAACCATGCCTTATTGAGATGATGTTCATGTTCCTTTCCTGGAAAGAATGCATATGGAAATCTAGGTAAGTGTGGGAACAGTTCTTTCTTTTTACTGTTCACTACCTTTGGACTTGTTTTTCTTTTGGTTACGTTCCTTTTCTTGGTCGTTGAACCATTTGAAGTAGTCAGCGTCGTTAGATTGCTGTTGAGTGACTTTTGTGTCCGTGGCATTCTTAGGTTGTTTTCTTTTTGTGTGAGGTCGTAGTTTCAATGTACCAGTCTTCCTTTTCTATCATTTGTGTGCAATGGTTGCATGTGAGTGCAGACCAATAGAGGTGATATACCTTCTTAATTGTACCACACTGTGGGCATCTTATGTGAGATCCAGACCGCCGAGTGCGTGAGCGATTGTGCACTGGTGTGAATGTAATAGAGTTCATTTGCGATTACGGTGTTTAATAATACTGTCAAGTGCAATAGAATATCTTACATTACTCTCTTTACCATTAGGTGTGGCGAAGTGCTCTACCCAACTGGGTATAATAACTATCATGCCACTCTTTGGGGCGACTCTCCATAGATTTGCATTATATATGTTGAATTTATCCACTACCGAGTTCTCGTTAGCTTCAGATGATATCACATAGGGCAAACTAGTATTAGGATTGACTAGTTCTAAGTGTCCTACCTCATCACCTTCAACATATGGATAATAGATTGAATTAAATGTTGCTTCAATGTGCCTATGGGCAACACCAAAGCGTACATTCCAATCTGTGTTCACCCATCCCTTCTTAAGATCCTGATAATACTGTCTCTTAAGACCTAATTGCATGTGCAGATCATTAAAGATCGCACGTAACTCCGCATAGTACTCTGTGAGTTCAGGTTCTGCGAGTCCTAACCTGATTCTACCATTTACATCACTCTGTTGGTTGCGTATCCAACTCAACACCTTATCATGGTCAATGTTCAGTTCTCCTTCACATAGGAACGAACTAAAGATAGGTGTTACATTCAATTGTGATGTAGCATTCATTTGTTTTGATTGATCTCATGTAGAATAGCTTCAGCAGATGCATGGTCACCCTTATTATATGCTTCAGCATACTTAAGGATGAGCAACCGCATCTCATCAATTGCCAATGAGTTCTTGGTAGTATCCTTGAATTTCTTCTTCATTGTGATACAGAGTTTCCTCTTCGTTACATTGATCAGGGTCTAACCACTCAAAATACTCATCAGCGAATGCCATAGCGTCATCAATACGCTCTTCTGTCATCAGTTGATTGAATCTAGTACATACCCATGCATGAATGTCATCACGTTGAGCAGATACTATAGTTTGGTCATCATTCATTGGTAGGGAACTCCACGTTTAGTTTAGCTTGAGCAAGAGATGCAACCATAGTCCATACTGTTTCACCAGATATGATATGTTGGTCGCAAAAGTATTCAACTGTATCCTCCATGATCTCCATGAGTTCTACAAGTTGTTTGTCAGTGTTCATAACTTTACAACAGTCAATGTGTTAGATAAATGATCGTACGAGACAAATTGTACGTCACGTGGTAGCATACGGTTGAGAGCAGCAGCGAAGTCATTTGGAAACTTCCTGAATGCACGCCAGTAGCGTAACTCTCCATCCTCATCTATATCTACACGAGGGGTGACAGCAAATGAATACTCCCCAGTAATATACTTAGTAGGGAATGGTTCAACTAATGTCTTGATGTAGTCTGCAAGTGGATTTGGTTTCATTTTGAGTGATGAATGTATGTAGTATAGTATGAAATGGGTAAAAGGTCAACCCTATCTAAGATAGAGGTAACCACCTGCCCAGTCTGCTCTATTAAAGCAATCAACACGAGACTGCTCATCTAATAGATTGAAGCGTACGTATTTAGTGTGAGGAGACTTCCATGATGCAGGTTTATAAACTGCACCAGTCTTCTTGTCAACAAATGCATGTACACCAGAGTCTTTATACTCATTTCTATTCTGGAATGTATCGTACTCTACTTGTATAATCTTGTGATACTTGCGTCCTTCTTCAATTCTAAATGTAATTACATCTTTCTCAGTACCATCTTTGAGAGCGTTCAGTCTATTAATGGAATAGTTTGATCCTTCACCTCTAGCTAGAGTTCTCTCATGAGATGCTATACTGTAATTAACATATTGCTTGCCCAACACTTCACATAGTTCCTCAGTGTACTGTCTAACAGTATCAGTTACAGGAATGAATTGAGTTTTGGTCATTTAAAATAATTAGAATTGAATTGAGTGTTGAGAGACTAGGGTAAGTAAATTACTTTAACGTCATGTCTCTGCTTCTATTAGACTTAAAGGACGTAATTTCTCTGCTGAACAGAGACAACCATAGATCCTTGCTTTTGTCAGAGTAGTTAGAAACCTAGTGATCTCTCAACATTTATATAATAGTATATTTCAACGTCCGTGTCAGTAGCTAGTGTGCACTTATTCAACTGTCCATCATGGTGGTTAGAATGGACAATCATCTGGTATAACAAACGTAGGGATTTGTGGTGACTCTCCACCCATCCATGCACTACGTTGCTCATCTTGCCATTGAAGATGCTTTACACGAGTGATCATTTCATCAACGTGTTCCTTTTCTTGCATTTGTGCAGTAGTCAGTTCCTTTTCATACTGATAGTCTGTCCAAACGATGTCATAATAATACTTGTTTACCATAGTGCTACATCCATTACCCAATCTTGTTTTAATAGTTCTTTGACCTTAGTACAAATGAAATCATCATTCTTAATACCCTTGCCACCTTGTTGATGAGCGAACAAACTATCAGCAGAGTCTACATTATTAAGGAAATCTTCCTTAGTAAACCATACTAGTCTACAATCATCCTCATCTGGGTTGATGCCAAAGAATACCAGTCTCTCCCAATCCTTATCTTTACTGACATGATTGATGATGAACTGATCTTCATTCACTCCTCCCTTCTTGTTACGTGTAGCAAGTGAGAACTTAATCTCTGTTCTTATCTGATCAATCACTCTATCATGTCCAGCAGTTGATGTTGGTGCTCTATTGATAGCATAACCCAACTCTTGCATATAATATGATACAAAACGCTCTCCAAATTCACCCTTCTGTTTGGGTGACATGTACACATAACCCTTGAATGGTGTATCTTGCCAAGGATCTTGTACGTTTGAATCTATGTAAGTGCGGAGTTTACCGTCTTGGAATTGATCTTGAAACATAATGATTAAGGAATTAGGTTACCGTCTGCGTCATACCAGTCATCAGTCACATTTTCTAGCTCCACACCACCATCCTCAAGATAGTTGTGAGTGTATAATCTAGATTGTAGTGCGTAGAATAGTGATGGTTCAGATTTGTCGTAAACCATTAGTGCATCTAGAATTGTAGTGAGTTGAGTCTTTGAGAGTTCAACTTGCATTAATAACTCCGTGTCTTTACCTTATTATTATAGTGCATACAGAGTGAATGCGGAACAATAATATACAGTTTGTAAACTGGCACACCCTCTATTGCTCATAATCCCATTTTCTAGGATTATGAGGACATGCAGCAGTTGAGAATCTTGCCTTGATGGTCATCAGACAACCGCATAACTTGCAGTTATCAAGAACACCAAGAGAACTAGCATCTTTGATAGTCCTCCTCCCTTCTCTGTCTGGTATCCATCCTTTCCAGTAATCTAACTGTACCTTATTAAGATGCTCACATCCATGACATATTGCCAATCGTTCGTTATATATTTTATCATCAACTATGAATTTCTTTAGTTTCATTTGTTTCTCTACGATGCTTTATGTATTTGAGTTGACCCCAACAGTCCTCATTGCATAATAGTAATGTATGAATCTTCTTATGCTTCATTTCCTTACCACTAGTGTATATACACGTGTGTTTGTCTTTAACATTAGTTTCAATAGTTATATATCTTGAGGGTGTTGGAAAACCTCTCTTTGGTTCTACTGGATCACATTTAAAGTAAACCCATCCCTCATCAACCATGGTGCCACCCCAATACTCACGTTCCCATACTACGTAGTCACCAACTTGAGGATCGTATTGTGGATTAGTCAACGACATCAAACTCTTTCCTATCCTTGTTTGCTGGATTAGGTAATCTGAACATCTCTTTCAGATCATTGAGCTCTGCTAATTCTTTAGTTAATTTATCTATCTGTGCTTGCAGTATTTGAAAGTTATGATCATTATTATTCTGAAGCATTAAGATGTTGTTAATAGCATCTTTAAATTCGTTCTCTTTCATTACAGATTAATTGGTATAATTGACGGTGTAATTCAGATTCAACTGAAGATATGTGATCAAGAATAAAAGCTTTATCTTGATTATCACAGGTCAGTTCAATGACATTATTTAGTTGTGTCAATGCTGACAGTAAGCGTTCTTTCTCTGTACGCATATCAGTATCTAGATGGTAATGTAGGTGGTATGTAATTGTCTAAACCAAACTCTTCTTTACGACGTTTTTCAAGAAATTCAATAACCTCATCTTTCCACTCCATCAATTCATTGAAACACTCTTGATTATGTGCACAACCTCTTAATTTAGTATCAGGTTTATGTAAAGACTCTAATAAAAGAGTAAGACCATCTCTACGTTTTTCATGTTTTGTTGTCATGTTAATCATCAACTGCATCAAAGTTACTTATATCACATACAGGAACTTCATGTCCATCAATAAGATACCAATGCTGCATTGTACCATGTAATTCTGGATGTCCAGCAAAGTCTGATGGATATTCACGTTCACCAATGTATTTAATTTGATCTTCAGGAATATTATTATCCCTCATGACCGCTTGGATCTTATAATGCATCAACTCATGTGGAGCTGCAGTCATATGTGTCATTCAAATAATGCTAATGTAATAATTCTATCACACGTCAAGGTGTGTGTCAACCTGGATTTGCTGGTACTTTGTTACCATATGGTTGTGACCCACTTGGATTCATAACATAGCACTCAACAAAGTATTCCATATCTGTTAAGTCAGTTGATAGTGGGAACCAATCACCTGCTGTCTCTATTGCTGCTGCTTGACTATCAAACTCATAGAATGTATATCTATTGGCAAATACCTCACCAATCTCATCTACTGGTATGAAATCCTCGTAGTATGTTTTAACTGTTGCTTTCTTAGTATCACCTAATAACATCCAATCAGATATATCAATAACCAATATGTATTTGTTTTTATTCTTTGCAAAGTAATGGACTACCTCATATAGTCTCTGTGCATTCATTGATACTAACATTATATTTCACCTCTTTCAAGACGTTCAATTAAACTTTCTAACCATTCTTCACCCTTAGCTTCTATCTGTGCATCTGTCATATTAACTGCTTCTCTTGTCTCTGCAGACAATGTTTGGTCTCCTGTTTTAGTATAGTAATCTTCACTAGTATTAGATGGTTGATGTTTTATATCTCGTGTTTGATACTTAGCAACCTCTATTCTACCCAATGTACCATACTCTGCTTGTTTCTGTGTTATCGTTGATAATACAAGATATGTTGTCATCTTCTGAGCGAAGTATGATAGAGAGTTAGATGACAATTTCCAGAAATGGAATGTACTATCTAAATAATCCTCATCATTACCTTGCTGACCAAATGCTGCTATTGAAGCAACACTAAGACCTACTGTTTTTCTTGTATTATATTCATCAGGTGTAATAGGGAATATAACATCATTTGCACTCTGTGCTTCTGATCCTTGTGCATTCTGTTTAGGATTGTTTCTAATCCATGCTCTATATGCTAACCACTGAGCTGCTTCATCTGCACTTAATCCATTATCAGGTAGTTGTGTCCAATCACAGTCTCTGAGAAGAAATACTCTAACAAGATTAAGTTTCTCCCAAGTTAATGTATTATTAGCTTGAATCTTTCTTTCAACTGCCTTCTGATACTCTGCCTCAGTTATGTCCTTATAATCAAAGAACTTTGCTTTCAATGCATCAAATAATGCTGTTACATCATATTCAGATACACCAGATGGATCAAATTCATAACTGGACCACTTACTTGTCTGAGTCTTGTGATCTCGTTTATACTTACTACGTTGTATTAAATATGTGCCATCAGCATGATAGACAAACAACTCTAATGCATCCTTATCAGAATTCCATAGAGGTGTGATGATTGGATCTATTTCAGAATTCCAGTAATCATCATTGAATTGTTTTTTAACACCCTGATATGAAACTATCCTATCAAAGGCATTAAAAATCATTTGTGCAGTTGAAGACGTTGCCATCAGTATCTTGATCTTTATATATTATTTATCCTACATCGCTTTGATGAGGTATTTAGAACGATGGTATTTAGTGATTAGAGATATACTATCCTGAACACTTGCAGTACCGTTCACAGATATTGGTGTAGATGAAGATAGAGTTAATGTACCATCAGTGAATCTAATATTAGAATCTTTTGCAGTAACTACTCTTCTAATCTCATCAATACCATCCTCAGGTCCACAATCACCTACATTACCAGGAATTTGTGCATTTAATGTTGGAACAAATATTCTTTCAGTATAAGTTGCATACCTAACACCAACCATTGCAAGACCCCAGTTATCATTAACAGATCCACCCTGTTCATTTGGGTTATCTCCTGAACCATCTGGTCTTGTTTGTCTTATTATTAAATATGCACCATTTATTCTTGCATCACTTTCTTCATCAATATCAATTGTATAGTTTGCCCACCCTGATGTACTTACATTTTGTGGTGTTGCCACAGCTTGAAGAATACTTTCAGATGTAGCATCTAATGATACCTTATAATAACAATCTATTGCTTCTTCTGGTGCTTCACCACCATTAGATCCATTACCTTTAATAACACCAAATGTAACCTTATCAGCATTAAGTAAGTTTAAAGGACCAATTTGTAAGAATCTATTGCCTAGACCAGTGTATCTAATATGTCTATTAGCCATACCATTACTGATATTACTTGCAACTGCAAAGTTATCACCAACAGATCCAACAACACTTATTTCCTCACTTGCTGAATGCCATATGTTAGCAGCAGTCGTTGTAATACCTGCACCTGCTTGTGATATATCATAAGCACCATCTGGGAAGTTTGGAACTTCATAATATACTCCTTTTGGAACTGATATACCAGTTACATCATCTTCACCAGGCAATCTTCCATAACATCCTATTTCTACTCTACCTGGATTACCATTTGCTGTAGCTGCTCCTTGACCACCTGCACCACCTGCACCACCATTACCAACTTCAACAAAGAATGATGTTGATATATCATCTGAAGTAGTTAATGGTTGCATTCCTATGTTTAATCCAGCACCACTTCCTCCTCCACCACCAGATGGATTTGCTCCATCTTCTTCAAAATATGCAGTAAGTGTAACATATCCTCCACCTGTGGATCCAGCTGATTCACTAGGAGAAGTGACCCAAGTTGTACTAATTGCCGATCTACCTGCATTACCACCAGATCCTGAACCCGTATTAACATGACCAGCACCAGCGACACCACCAGAACCACCAGCACCTCCAGAAGAAGGACCAGCACCACCGCCACCTCCTCCTCCACCACCAGAGGTACATCCTTTTGATCCACCTGTTCCACCAGGTTGGAATGTGAATAGAGTTGATTCATATAAACTTTGTGTTGGTCCTAAACCTGCACCACCAGTCCAGCATGGGTCAGTGATACCACCACCGTTCCATCCTCCACCTGAACCACCGCCACCGCCACCGCCTCCAGCACCAGCGATTGCAGAACCCCCAATATACAAACCAGTGGCACCACCGCCACCTCCACCAGATCCACCGTTACCCCATGCACCTGATCCTGAATTACCACCATTACCTACTCCATCTGCTCCACTACCACCATTAGCTGCTGGTTCACCACTATTTGCTACTTGTTGGTTTACACCTTGATCTCCTTGTTGTCCTATAGTCCAATCAAGTACACCATTAAAAGCATTTAATCTTCCTGTAACTCTTCTACCTGGTGATGCAGTACCACCACCATAACCAACACATCCTCCTATACCATTACCAGGACCATTACCACCAGCACCACCAGAAATATCAATGTCTACATATGCGACTGAAGCATTTTCTTCATCTGGCACTCCAGGAATATCATTAACATCAATACTACCAGTAGTAGCACTTGAACCAGTAGTTGTTAATTGTTCTACCCTAATCTCCCATAGATTAGTACCTGCACTCACTCCCTTACTATATCTGTATGAACCAGCAGTAGTTCCAGTTACTATCTGTGCACCATCTGCGTTAGAACCAACACTTGCACCATTATAATAATATGTGTATGTTCCACCTCCACCACCACCTTGTAATTGCTCCTCTGATACATCACAAACCCAATTCATTTGTGTAGTCTCAGTATGAGAATTGGAAAAGGCTCCCGATATTGTACTAACTTCACAAACATCAAACCTTTGAGTTGGAGAATGTTCATAAGTAGGGAACTGCATTTGTTCTACTTCTAGTTGATACCTAGTTTGTGATTGATTATTAATAGCAGTAACTTCTACTTTGGCATTACAATCACTTCCAGAACCATCTTTGAAACATAAACCAGGAAATGCTGGTGCAGAAATAACAGTAAATCCAGCACCATTAGCACCTGTTATAGTACAAGGATAAGTGTTATTAGCTGTTACTGCTATGTTAGTAAAACTAGTATTATCTTGACCAGAAGTTTGCCCCTGATTCTGAGTAAATGATACAGTTTGTCCTCCAATCTGCCATGATACAGTTCCTAATGCATATCCATTAGATCCACCGTCTAACCATTCAAAATTAAAATCTATCTGGGCAAATCCATGACCAGTAACAACCATATCACCATTTGTATTAAATGCTATAGCAATATTAGAAGTACCTGCTAATTGATTTCCTCCTTTGAATCTATAACAACCCCAATAGTTCCATGTACCATTTTCATATGAAGGACCATTTCTTCCATATGGGTTGATTGCTCTTAAAACTCCCTCATAATAAAAATGGAATCCCATCATACCAGATTTATTTGCTGCATCAGGATTTACTGGATCTATAACCAAACCATCACCATTTGATGTGGTTTCCATAAAGTTTCCTGCAGCAGTGTTGGCACTAGGTCCATATACATTAACCCAACTATTTGGTTGTCCAAATATAGTTGAACCTTGAATTGCATTAGCAGATCCTAAATCCCAATTTAAACCACACTGAACAGTTGGTTGAACCTTCCAAATATTTGACTGTCCTAAACCATTAGGACTATTAACTGCAGTTGTTTTAATATCAGCTGTACGAACTGGTGATATTTGTATATTACATGGCCATGTATTTACCCACGATCCAGTAGATTGTCCTGTTAGTTCAACATAATTTGTTCCAGCACTATAATCAGGACCATATACTTGTGTCCAACTAGTAGTTGATGTTGACCATGTTTGTGATGCAGATCCTGTATTGGTAAAATTATCATATGAACCAGCACCACCATTACCTCTATCATTCCAGAAAACTGGTTGTCCACCTGCAGGAGTTGCACCATTTCCTACACCACCTGTAGTTCCATTATCACCATTTGAACTAATGTTAAATGTAAATCTAGGATCATTGAATATCGCTGCAGGTATTGTATATGTACCTCCTTGTCCACCTTGACCTCCATTAGATCCAGCTTGTCCACCTAATCCTCCACCTGCAGTAATAGTATATGGATTACCATCAACTGTTAAAGTTACAGATGTATCAAATCCATTTCCACCCGAACCTGAGGAACCGCCTCCTCCTCCACCACCACCAGTCATTCTAATGGTATAAGATGTAATGTTTTCTCCACCTGCATTTGATGCTAAGTTTGCAGTACCACTATCATATGTGTTTAGAAATCTTTCTTCTCCTTCACCTGGTGTAGTAACAATTATCTCTTTACCACCAATAGTTGTAGTATCATCAACTACCCAAACTCTTGGTGTTGGTGTAACAGGTACATCAGTAAAATATCCTGACGCTAATCTAACTGAACCAAAACCAGCAGAGTCAGTTACGTCGCACAATACTTGGAATGATGATGGTGTAAAGTTAGCTGCTAAGATAGTATATGCACCATCCAAATCAGTTAGTGTGTTTTGTAATATTACATTATCACCAACTTCAAATGTATGTGTTCCTACAAATATTATTGTCATTACGCCACTTCCAGAAGAAGCACTAACAATTGGAAGTGATCCTGGTTCTGTAATCTTATAATTATAACAATTATCCCAAGTGCCTTCTGAACCTGCTCTCAATCCAATCTTTGCAACACCAACTGCATCATAACCATTAGGATGGAAAGCAGCACCAACAGGATCATTCAATGTACCAGTAATATTATTAGCACTTACATATTCACCAATTGGATCAGCACCTGATACACCACTATCAGATGTTTGTTGCAATTCTATAGTTATAGGTTGTTCTGCAGCATCTTGATATATTACAGGTATATCAACTTCTCTATTTTTCCATACTTGATAAACAGCGTCATATGCACCAAATCCAGTACTATTATTGTTTATATTATATGAACCAGCAGATTCCATCAATTCATACCATGGTGATGTTGCAGCAGTACCAGCACCTGTAAATCTTATTTTAAGATTATCAGTAGTATCATTGCATCTCTCACCACCATTGATATCATTACCCATGATACCCAATGCAAAGAATTTAGTATATCCTGTAACAGTTAAAGTAAATGATGCATCTCTAGTTGCTTGATGAGTTGCAAATGTTGTATTTCCTGTACTACCAAATCCTAGATATTTTGTCCCACTACCAGGACTAAGGAATCCACCAACTTCTCCTACTCCATTACCCCAATCAAGTAAAGCAGTACCACTCAATGTCCATGTTAGTTCAGCACTATCTACATCCCATGTTAAATCATCTAATGCATTAGTTGGTATTTTTTCACCAATACCTGCTACATTACCATACGTAGAAGTCCTTGGACTTAATGGTCTATATCCTAATAATCCATGAGCATGACCTAATGTTTCTCCACTAGGTAAATTAGGTATGAAATTTTCAACATATCCTTTTACTCTACTATATCCTGTAGTAAATCTATCAACACCCACTGGATTAGCTTCAGTAGTATCATCTGGTTCACTTCCTAATACATTATGTTGGTGTGCTGGTGGTCTTGCAAAAATATAGTCTTCAACTGGTCCTACAGTATATTTCTTTTCACCTGTTAGATATGGTTGAACTAATGTATTAACGCTTGTATATCCTGTAGTAAGAACATCACTTATCTCATAAAACTCAGCAGGATCTTCAATAGTATCTGTACCAATAAACCATTGTCCACCAACATCACCAACTTCCATGGTAATTCTATCTCCTACTAAAGGAGTACCAGCACCATCAACACCTTGACCAAACCCAATTAATTTTCTATCTCTATAATCAGGTACTCTAAACTCTCCAAGAACCTGTGGTAAATCTGAAATACTAAATGCTTTTCTTATTTTAATACGTGGTTGATTAGTTAAATCTCCAATAATTACATCTAAACTTGTGTCTACAATACCAGAATTACCACCAGTAACAGTATAATTTTCTGTTAACTGAGGACTTCTATTATATAATGGTATTAATGATCCACCACCAGCTGTAAAATCTTGATATGTACAAATCTGCTGTGAATTATTTAATGTTGCTTGTACATGAAATCTATAGATATGCTTCTGACCTGTTGGTGGTTGTGGTCCTGAATAACCATTGTTAACCCATTCAGGAGCAGAACCAATAGATGATTGCTCAACTGTATTTTGTTGAAGTGTAGAACCACCAGGAAGTTGTTGATTAACAGAAAAAGATGTAGTTGTACTTGGTATGTTTTGAACATGCCAATTAGTTCTTACATCTGTAGATAAGTCTTCAATTAATATTTCATAAGTATCTACATTAACATTTGCAGGTAATCCACTCAAATTTGCCCATGAAAATGCTGGTGTATCATTATTAGCATTACCATATTGAGAATAACCTGTAGGATAACCTGTTCCTGTTAAAGGATCAAATGTTCCTGGATCTAGAGCAGGTACAGTACCATAATTAGTCTCTGGTAATATAAGAGGATAATTTACATCTGATGTTTGTATTAATGTTATAGATGTTAGAACCCAGTTAACAGTACCACCTGGAGCACCACCTGTATTATTTGCAGCATCATAATTTATTAATATTCTAAAGACATGTGTATCAGCTTGTGATGCAAGTGATTGAAATGTATCTGAATATTCTAAAATATATTGTCTTCCTTGTACAACTTGTCCATTAGCAGTAGGATAATCATTTAATAATTCAAATGTTAATTGAGCATTATTTGGAATTAATCTTTTATATTCAGTAGTATTTGGTATTGGTTCTGAATGTATCTCAGCAAACACATTACCATTATCTACGAATGTCCTATAAACTGTACCAGGTGCACCTGATGATTCAGATCTTATAGAATTATTTGATACTGCTTCTTCTGTTAAATTGTATTCATTACCTATTTTTTCATATAATAATGGATAGTCTTTAATACTATATTTCTCTCCATCACAATAAAGAAAGTTTTTATAATTATACGATGGATCTTCTCCACCAACACCTTCTCCAGTTATTGAGGAACTTACAGATGTGGAATAACTATCTACCAATGAAGGAACGATAGCACCTATAGTCATATAGGAACCAGTTTTATCGCTATAAAAATTTTTATAAGGAGATCTATATTGTACCATCAGATTTTAATCAGATATTCCGTGACGATGTATGGCTGTATGTATTTATCTGCCTTCTTAGAGTTATTTTTCTCTATGGTAATCTTAGAAACTAGTCCACTATCAGCTCTAGCAAACCCAGCTCTTGTTATCATTTTATACGTATGTTCTTCATCAGAATCAAAACCTATTCTATGTCTATGAGAACCATCATTACCATTTTCACCTGATAATGTAACTGTATTAGTAACTCCAGAGTAAGCGACACCATAATTTTCATCATCATTACTACTAAATGGTAAATTCTTTGCGGTAGAACCAACACTCTCATAATTACCAGGATAATTGTTATTAGGACCGTAATTTTCTAAAACTGAGGAAGAAACAGCTGTATTATCTTGACCATCCATATCGCAGTTGATTGGATTATCAAAGATAACAAAACCACAATCACATTTTTGATATAATGTAGTTTCATAAAAAATATTTCCAAAGGTAACACCTTGACCTGGACCTTCATTACCAGTTAAGTCAGAAGTTTTTGGGGCAGATCCACAATATCTTTGATCGTCTGCACCATCTCCTTCATTTGCTTGTCTATTTTGCCAAGTAACATTCTGCCATTGGTTTGCAGCTTCTGGTTCATCAGCACATAATCCTTGCTCTGGCCAGAGACAATATCCAGCAGTACCAAAATTAAGACAACCACTAAAACATGCACCATAATAATCATAATCCATAGCACCTTGTTGTTGATCAACAGCATGAAATCTACCTACTTGCATTTCATTTTCCCATTGATGTTTACATAATGGTTGAGCAGTATTAGTAAACCATGGACATATATTTAATGTACTTACTGATGATTTATGATTTCGTTGTCTAGTTCTAAAGAAATTACCACTATTATCTTTTTGTCTATGTTGATTAGTTGATGTTCTATGTAAATGTGGTTGAAAAGCATTTTGAGGAACTTCAGCTGTTGCAGTATACACACCAGTATCAACAGTAAATCTTGGTTCACCTCTTAATTCTATTGTTTGTGGTGGTATATAAAAATCTCCTGTATAATTCAATTGATATGGACTATCAATATTTTGAACAACATCTAAGCCAATACCAGATTTAAACTGAGTTTGATCATTTGCATCTTGCACAGTTAAATCATTATACAAACCAATATTAGATGATGTTGTAGCTCTAATATGTTTATTCCTTAGATCTGGAAGTTGAAACTCATCGTTAGTAAGAACTTGACCATCTTTTGCGTACTTTGTTTCTAAACCCACTCCTAAGACTATTGCTAATTCTGGATATTCTCTAGCAAACTGAACACTACCATCACATCTTAAATAACCAGCAGGTAATAATTTTCTAGTAACAGGGTCTTTAGGATTAACTTCCCTTATTTCTATAGGAAATGATATAATAGAACCAGTCATAGTTCCATGTTTTGCTTTTTCTTTTGTATAAAAACTTGCCATCTTAGTACGCCCTTATTATGTACATCATTGTTAACGAAGGTGTGTTTGGATTAATCTGTACACTTAATGCAGTTGCTACAGATAATGGTGCTGATGTTCCCGTAGAAATATCATTAACAAGAATGGTTGATGGTACTGATAAACTACCCCTAACCATAGTAACTTCCATAGCATCATGAGTATGTGATCTCAGATCAGTAGTACCCCAGTTTTCACCTTTATGGTTTAGGGTTGTCATGTACGTATCTGTTACAGCTGTATTTATTGGTTGCATCTCTCCTAATGAAGGATCATAAGGCATATCTTGAATATCATTCAAAGGCATTGTTTCCCCTCTCTGATTTTCAGGAATATCTATTGATTTGTAATAATTTCTCGCACCACTATAATATCCAGCAGGAGGAAATGCTCCTGTATGTGCTGAAGTTTGAACATTTTCTACTGCTCTATTATCATCATTATAGGCAAAGTTAGTAGTTGTTGAAGTTCCAGAATACTGATAATATCTCTGAGGTATTGCTCTAGGTGATGCTGGAATTGCAGGAATTATTTCTAATTGAGGATTAACATAATTTCTACGAAGACCATCTATTAAACTTATTCCACCATCAAATTCATCATACCATGAAATATCTTTTTCACCTGCACTTCCTAACCATCTGGCAGCAGGTGTTCCATCACCAGACTGTCCTGCAGGAGCAACAGCACCATATTGGACTGAACCATTTTCATCAAACTCTGATTTACCTGGAAGAAATTCTTGTATCCCGTTTCCTTGTGCAAAAGATGAATAAAATTGATCAAACTCAGAATCAGTATCTGGTCTATGACTATGTTCTGGAGTATGATCCACACCTAATTTTCTAGGTACAACATAAGTGGTATCAAAATAGATTGGATCATCCATTGTAATACCAGTTATTCTACCAGCAAGTGTATTAGATGGTTCTAATGTAAATGTAATATCTACATCAGAACTAATAAGTGTTGGGGGTTGTGTTGCATCAGGACCATTTATACCAACATATTGACCCATTTCAATTTTATCTGCACCAGTAAGACTACTGCTATTAGGTTGTTGTCTCTGTCCTTCAATATCAACTAATGCAAGTTGATTTAGATTAGGTAAACCAAACACATCTACATGACCAATACCTTCATCTTTATTATATGGAAAATCATTAACTATACCAAAATTAACACCATTTTGAAATCCACTACCTTCTTCTGGGAATGGACCATACTCATTACCTAATGTAGCAGCAAGTAAAGGATAATCTGCAGCATTAAGAGCAACAGAAGCAAGATTGCAAACAATCCAACCTGCAGGTACATTAGCTAAACTTTGTCCTTGCTGAGAAGCACCGCCCCAAGGCATTATTGTACCTATTGGAGCGAGTTTCCCTGATTTGATTCTATTATAGAATGCCATGTGTTAGACCTCTCTTAGCCACCATCCTTGTACAGAGGAAGAAACGATGGTGCCTTGTGAATCCGTTCCTCCTAGGTATACCAATGTGAATCCAGCGTTTGCTGTCTGTACTACAAGTTCACCTGAATTGTATGGTGTAGTACCACTCAATCCGATTGTAGTTCCAGTTGAATCTCCTTGTACTTTAGTATTTGGAGTTAATGCTCTCATAACCAACATTGTATCAAATCCAAGATTTCCACCAACTTCAACAATTCTAACTTCATCACCTGTAGTTGGTGATTCAGGTAAGTATACAATTAAACTACTTGCATCTGTTACATTAACAAAGTATGTTACATTTGCTTTTAGATTTAGATCAGTAGGATCAGATCCATTAGTAATGTAACGTGAGTGTCTACCACCAGTCTTAGTATAGAAGTTAGTTAATCCAAATGCATCAATAGATTGATCTCTATTAACTGTGAATGAATTTGCACCGTTAATACCAAGATTAGTTACGCTAAACTGTGGACTCTTAGATGGTGACTCAGCAGCAGTTCCTCTAATTGTAAGAGAGTTACTTATCTCTGCATCACCATAAACATCAACAGCAAATGTAACTTGGTTACCAAGTGTTAGAACTTCTTCAGGACCAAATGATGAGTAGAGTTTAATATCACCTCTACCAATCACACCAGCATCAAAGTATATAGAACCAGAGTGATCAGCATGACCATCATCATTAATTACCTTAACAATGCTTGTCTGTCCTACAGAATCTAAGATATTAACTCCACCACCATATGATGTAAGTTCACCATTTACAGTTAAGTTACCTCTTCTGAATGGTATAGTTCCATCTTGACCTAATTCATTCATGGTAGCTGTATGAACAGTACCAAAGAGTGCTAAGTTAACTAAGAAGTATTCACTATTTCCTGTGTTCTTATCATATAAACGTAACCAGTTAGTATAATCTAACTTAGTTTGTACAATAATACCATTGTCAATGATAGCAGAAATATAATCTACACCAGAACGTTGACGTAAATCAATATCTACAAGATTTGAAGACTTACCATGCTTAAGAATTCTTACTACATCAGTAGTTGCTTGAACATAGTTAGCAATATCATTAGCAGCAGTTCCTTCTTGTCCAGGAAGACATCTTAAAATCTTACCTGCTACATCAACTGCAGCAATTTTCATCATCTCCCAAACACCAGTACCACCTGATGCTGTATTAACTCTAACTAAATCATCAACAGCAAATGCACCAGTACCTTCACCAAGTTGGTCAACCTGTAAGTAAACTGACCCTGCAATTGCACCTGTTGTTGCATTAGCTGTTAAGGTAGTAGTAGGTCCATTAGCCTGTATTGATAGAGGATCTTCCCAATAAGAGTATAATCTAATAGTACTCTCGTTACCTTCATATCTTGCATATGATACAGAAGTAGCTTCTGTACTTGGAAGTACCCTACTAATATCAAGTCTTCTATACTGATTACCAATTTCCATGGTAGCAGCACATGTATCAAAGTAAAGAGTATTTTGATCATTACCATTCTTAATAGTAAACTCTTCGTTAACTACTGCTCTGAATACAACGTTAGTTAAGTTTTGAGTGCTGAGAATGTTTCTAGAAACTTTAACCTTATCTGCATCAATCTCTGTAATTCTAGTATCAGGAAGTAATAATGCACCACCAAAGTTAGATTCAAACGAGATTAAATCATTAACACTTAACTTAGCAAGATCAGCAGTGCTAATATTATTGATAAAGAATGTAAATTCCTCACCAGCATTAATTGTAAGGTTACCTTGGAATGTTCCTCTATCAGTGCTTCCACAACCACCAGATATATCAAGATTATTATTGATGACTAGATCACCACCAATGTAAGTATCACCAGTTGTTGAATCAATAGTGAATACATCATTAGCAGCACCACCATCACATCCACTAGAAACAGTGAAACTCTTAGTTGTTTGTGTAAGTGTGGTCTTAACTTGGAATACCTCACCAATATCATATACAATTGGTTCTACATCTGTAACAGAAGCACTTCTACTAATGATAACGTAATCGTTAGTAGCAATGATGCCTCCAAATTCTGCAAGATATACATCCTCTGTATCACCAACATTATCAATTACATCAGTAATCCATGTAGCGTCAAACTGTACGTTACACTTGTAGATTGCTGTTCCATCAGGATGGTCATTTCTTACACCTGTGAAAGTACCAAATGGTTCTCTCTCAGCAACAATATAATATGGAGCAGTTGATATTCTTGGAGTAGATATAACTTTCAAGAATTCAACGTGAGTTAAACCACCAGAGTTAGATGCACTGAAGTATCTTACATTTGTAATACCATAGTTATCTACACCAGTGTTACTTGGTTGATATAGCTGGAAGGTTACATTTGCCTGTTGTGCAGCAACTGGAACATCTAATGTAAACTTAGATACACCAGGAGCCATAGTGTTAAGGTCTTGGATTGGAATTATTTGATCAATCAATACCCATGTAGCAGATGCAATACCAACGCTATAAGCATCTAAACTATAACGTAGTTCTAAATGTTCTGCACTTGAAGGATCAGTAACGTCTGGATATTCACCACCGTTAGTGTTATTACCTACAATAGCATCTATTTCAAATCTAGAAATAGGACCAGCACCACCAAGATTAGATCCATCTACGGGAGAGAATGCAACTGATCTTTCAGATCCAGATGAACTACTACCAGATCCTCCTTCAGAGAACCAAATATAATTCTGATTTGTATTGAATCCACCAGTAGAACCACTAGCACCTGGTGTAGTTGCTGCAATTGATACATTACCAACAACACCAAGGAAGCTACCACCTGAACTAATGGCACCTAGTGTTTCACTAGCCATTGCAAGTGTGGTATAATTTTCACCAACACCCTCAGGTGAATCTATAATAATATAATCATTTTCTTTTAACCATGGTGAACCATTTTCATCAACTGGAGATTGACCTAATGGTATGTAAACCTGATTACCTGTTAATTGAACAAGTTCCTGAGGTTCAATCTGTGGGTTACCACCAATATTGGTGATAGCATCTTGATATTGAATACCACCCCAGTTTCCAGTACCAGCAGTGTCAACAGTACAATACTTAGATGAACTTGTTGCTACTCTATCAACAGTAACAATATCAACGTTGTTATTGTATAGGTTATTACCTAAGATACCAGAACTATGGTTAATCTTCTCAGAACCAGATCTTGCTCTGTCTGCAGTAAAGGAGAATGATGAGAATCCACCACATAATGTCATGCTAGAGTTAAATCTAGCAGATGCATCAACGATTAAACTGTTTCTAACTCTAGTTGTTCCACCCTGACCAGCAATGGTAATATCGGAAGCATTAGTAGCAAAATTAAGTATATTAGTATTACTATTGCCACCAAAGAAATTAACAGTTCCAGCAGTTGTTGTTAAGTTTACTGTATCTTCAAGTTCTCTACTAGTACCAAGCTGTACATCACCAGCAATTTTAAATGACTTAGTTCTTATCTGAGTATAAGATAATGTTTCATTATTACCATATGCACCACCAATTTCTACTTTAGAAATATTAGTGATTGGTGTATTTGGTGTAGTACCTAGATTAATATTACTATGGAAACTGTTGCGACCAATGTTAATATATTGATCACCAGTAACACCATCAACTAGATTTAATGTTGCTACTTCAGTTCTTTGATTACCAATTGAAATGGTTGAAGCAAAGTCACCAACGTTAAGTGTTCCTATGAATGTGTTATCACTTATAGCATTGAATGTTCCAGATGTCTCAGAAGTTCTGATTTCAGCTGTGGTTCCATCACCATTGACTTCAATGTCACGCTCAAATCTAACGTCTTCAGTGAATCTTGAATCACCCTTAACAACTAATGCTCTATCTAATTCAGCATCAGTTACATTAACACCAACCTTACCTTCATTATTTCCACGAGTAGCTTCAGTAATTACTGATGTTTCAGTAGAAACACGTAATGTAGCGTAATCTGTAATAACATCGCTATCTCCACCAACAACTAATGCATCATTAATTCTTGCCTTAGTACGAGAAGCATACTGTGTATATGTTAGGTAATCTGTTGTTCTACGTCCACTGATGTATACGTTACCAACAACATCTAAGTTTGCTTTTGGATCAGTGTTATTATCTTCTACAAATGCATTCTTATATGCATCATGTGTAGATCTAACAATTGTGTTAATACCTAACTTGTATTCACCAATTGTTTCAGTCTCAGTTCTTAATGCCTCAGCACCTAGAACACCAACTTCCTTGAAGTTAGCATTAGAGAATTCAATAGTAGGAGTGTCACCACCAACAGGAATTCCACTAATAATATCTTCCCATGCTTGAATATCCTGAGGAATCTGATCAATAACTTGGAAATGAACGTAAGTATTTGTTGGTGAGAATGGATCGCCAGGCTTAGCAGCATATACTGTCCAAGTTAAATTAAGTCTATTATCATAATATAGGTTCTTAATTCTAATCTGTGATCCAGATGTGATACCAATATCAGTGTTAGTAAGTGCAACGCCACTTTGAAGGTTTCTGAATGAAAGTTTAACAACGTTGGTTCCATCAAACTGAATGTTATCAATACTATCATTAGCAATCGTAGCAAAGTAGTTTGCAAGTACCCAAGCAATGGATCCATTCTTACCAACTTCAGATCCCTTAAAGAGAACGTCACCTGGTATTGGAAGAACTCCACCATAGTTGATAACCTGCTCTGCACCAATTGTAGTTCCACCTTGAGCAATAAGAAGAGACTGATTAGGCGTAATATTAGAAGCTACGCCTTCAACTGTATGTGTCTGGAATTTATAAGATTGTCCTTTACCTCTAGCATTAAATCCAAATACAGCAGATCTGATAGTATTCTTACTGATTCTAATATCACCTTCAGTTGGTGGAGAGAATGCAGTTCTATCTAAACCTTCATCTTGCTCAATTTGGCCGAGATTATTTTCTGTACTATCTACATTTGAACGTATGATTAGGGAATCCTTCTGCTGTGTGAAGTCACCATCTTGTACAGATATAACAACAGGAGATTCAAATGTATTAGGTAGTTGTCCATCTCCACCAATAACTGTAATATTCTGGTTGAATGTTACAGGGGTGTCAAATGTGGTAACTAAACCTCCAATTGTATCATCCTCATCACCATCATCTGTAAGTTCTGCTTTATCAATGAATGTTTCTTCACCAGTAATAGCATTGATTCTCTTATTACCAATGTATAGATCACCTTGTGAGTTAATACCAGTGTAGAATACAATACCACCATCTTGCTTCTTAGACTGAGCATAGAAGTCTTCTTCTGGTGTTAGAACTACTTCTTGTCTAGCTGGTAGACCAGTTGAGTAGTTACCTGGACCAAAACCAAGGTATTCAAATGTGTGGTTACCTGCACGAGCAATAGATGGTCGTCTAAGTTCAACGTAGTAACGTTGATCAGATAGTACCGTGCTATCACCAGAGATAGGAATCAATCTATCTTCAGATCCAGAGGTTGCATTACCAGACTGTGCTTGAATCTGATTTCCAGATGTAAATGTATTGTCTACAAATGCAGGTTGAGCAACAAAATCACCAATAAGTTCTCTAGTTAGAGAATTCTTAAAGTCGTTAACTGTAACTAAACCTTGTGTATAGTTATCAGCAGCAGAGAATGTAGCTGGTGGATCAATTAGTCCAGCATAGTAATCTTTTTCTTCCTGTGTTGTACCAGAATTCTTAAACCATAGAGGATCATTTCTAAAGTTTAGAGGATATAACTTACTTACAGGTTGGGAGAACTTAAATTTCTTAAAGTTATTTGTTACACCAGCACCTGTTGGGAATGGTGAAAGGTTACCACGTAATGCAGTTATGTAGTAGATACCATCTTGCTGTCCTGCAATACGTTTCTGTAATGTTTCATATCCAAAGATGTAGAATGTATCATCAATGATTCCTGTATCTTCTACACTAGCAACATAGTATTCAACACCAGCATCATCCTGAATTCTATCACCAGGAGTAATGGTGTAAACATTAGCACCATTTTGCTTGTAATAATACTGAGTAAGACCTTTAGCAATGTTTGTCTTGAGAGGTAATGACTTACCACTATCCTGATCCTCTAGCATGTCAGCAAAGACAGTGCCTTGAGTAAATCTAGTGTTGTTGTATTCACTATACTCTAAAGTACCACCACGAATATTCTTGATGATTAGATAATGTTGACCAGCAGTAGTATAGTAAGCATGAACATTAGCAAGACCTGATGAATTACCAGAGAATGATATTGCATTACCATCACTTGCTTGATTATCAACCTTACTTACTACGAAGTTACCACCCTGAGGAGCATTGATCTTAATAGTTGTTAGGATCTCATTTCTTAATCCAGGGAAATTCTTAGTATCAATTGTGTGATCATTAAGAGTCAACTCAAGATACTTGATGCTAGGATCTAAAGTATCTTCTACATAACGACCAGATTGAATTGTTGACTGAACACCAGATGTAAATCTAGCGAACCCACGATATTCAATACCAGAACCAGTTAGATCCTTCTTATATGGATCGTATGCTGCATCAAGATTTAGATTATTAGATAAGAAATCATTAGAATCATAACCAATGTATTCACCAGCTTGTACTGGGTTCTCAAATCTAGCACCGTATACAGTACCAACAACTGGTTTCAATAGTACCTTCTGAGGTACTAACTTACGTGTGTCGTCAGTTCTAGTCTTAAGAACAAATCCATTAATAGGATCTCTCGCATTCTCAAGATACTTAGGTATAACATAACGAATCTTATATGTTCTATCATCTGCTGTACGAGTATCATCAAGACGCTCATACCACATATCTGTAGACTTAGATCTATCAGCATAATCTGATAGTTGAATTCTCCAGAAAACATTATTCTTCTTGACGTTTTCTGGTTGTCCACTTACCTCATCCTTACATGCAATATACCACTTACCTGTACTAGTTACATTATCTGTAAAGGTAGGATCAAACCTCATTGGTGATCTACGCTTATTCGCAAATACATCAAAGACTAGACCTGCCTGACCTGTAGCAAATATAATTGGATTAGCACCATTTATTGAATCAGCATAAGTCTGGTGAATTGTAAATGTTTTATTGTTTGCATATCTTACAAAGAATGCAACGTTAGGATTAATTCTACCAACATTAGCATCACTAGTATCAGTTACAGCAACACTTGAATTACTTGCAAACTGAGTTCCAACTAATGGCAACAGTCCACCTTCAATAGCTCTAATAAACACTGTCTGTGCTTCAGAACTACCGATAGATGAAGATGGTTTGTCAAAGATGTGTGATACATCAGTTTCAATACCAGCAACAATAGCTGTACTTAACTGTGACTTGTAGTTGTGTAGATCATAACTATCATCAAGAACAAATTGGTATAGATCAATCTCAACATCCTTATCAATTGCATCAGTTTCAGATGCATAGATGTAGATACCAGCTGCTGCGTTCTCTTTAGATGTTGCAAGCATCAATCTGGTTTGATCATTTCCATCAAAGAATGATGTAGAACCGTAGTTCTCTGGTTGTGTAACTCTACCTGGTGCAATTACATAGTATGTTCTGTTAGTTTCAAATCCATTAGGTAATCTAACAAGACGCTTATCAACATCAACATATGTCTTAGTTACAACATCAAAACGAGGTCTAGGAACCAATCTTACAGGAGTTCCAGTCTCAAACTTATGTGGGTCAGATGGGTTACCACCTGTGTCAATTGTGAATACAGTTGCTCTAGATGCAAGAAGTGCAGTGTTAACTGTTTGTTCCTGTCTAGTAACTGTTCCTAAACCACTGTTAATAATAGTGGTAATGTTTCCAACAATTGTTTCAATAGCATCAGCTGTACCACTACACTCTCTATAAGATGTTGAAGTTAATGTATCTTGAATAATATCAGGACCATCAATCTCAGGACCAACAGTTACAGTTGTTGGTAATGTGTCTGCCCATATTCCACTTTCATATACAAAGTAAAGATCTGTAGTTGTGCTACTCTGAAGAGCATTTACTGTATTACCTTCAGCTAATCTAGAACCATTGACACCTAACTCAACTTGAGTATTACTTACAATTCTCTTAACGTATGTTCCTTCTGGAATATTACTAAATGTAGCAACAGCATTGTCTTGAAGTAAACCATGAACGAATGCAGGTGTTGAAGGATTAATTTGACCACGGGAATTTTCGTACTCTTTAACACTCATACCAATGATTATGCCACGAGTATCATTAACATCAATGATTGCAGAACCAGAAGTTGTAGAACAGTTGAATGCAAGAACATCAAAGTTTCTCATAGCAGCAGTTGCTATGCTACCCGTGTAATTCCATGCATCTAATGTCTCTGTCTTCTCTCCATCAATATACTCTAGATTCATTCCAACATAGTATGCTTCACCAGCTTGTATACTATTAATGTTTCCACCAAGTCTTAGGTCATTAACAATAGCATCAACTATGTAAGTAACATCACGGAAACACTTGGATGCTTCATTGTCAATTGTGTAATCACCTGTGTTGAGTACAGGTAGATTATCAAGAGACCCAGTTTCAATTGCCTCTGTAATAATATCGTATAAGTTCTCAATACTAGAACGTACGTTAGCACAATCCCATTCACCAGAACTAAGTGGTGGTAATGAATTAAGATTACCATCATTAAGGGATGTACAAATAATATCAACAAGAGCATTAACTGTTGCAAGAACATCTGAACAATTACCATCAGCATAAGCAGATGGTTGATACTTAGTAGCAGATCTTGGATATGCATGTGTAGTCTTATTCTGATCCTTAGTACAACTAAAGACTAGAGACTCTTCCCTAAGTTTAATGCTAGTTCCAACTTCCAATGAGTGAGAACCAATTGTAAGAGCGATATCTCCAGTAGCAGCATCATAAACTGCATTAGATACGTTATGATTAACTAGAGGAGATGCACCTACATCAACTGTTATTGAATATGTGGTTACAGAAACAGGATTAACGTTTGCACCAGCAACAGGATCAGTACCAATACGAGGATATGTCTTAGTGGTATTATTCTGATCCATTCCACAAGAGAATGTCAAAGAGTTAGCATCAATAGATAACTGATCTGATACTAATACACCATGTGGTGCACCAAAGTAGAATACTAAGTAACCAGTAGCAGGATCATAAGTTGCATTATTTGGTGTTATCTGAGATCCATTAACAACGTTGATTGCACCAGTAGCAGCACTTACAAATGTATGGTCATAGTTACCACCTGATATAACAGCACCTGCTGCTGCAGATATAAATGTGTGAGCGAATTGATCTTGAGCAGCTGCAACACCAACATTAATTGTGATTGATGTAGCAGTCTTAGAAATAATGTTTAGAGAAGTATTCCATGCAGGATCTGATCCACCATAGGTGCTTCTTTGTATTCCATTTAGATTACCAACACCACCATCATTTCCAATTGCTTGAACAATAATACCCATTAAAGTATCTAAAGCAGAAGCAACACTTCCACACTTAGGTAACAACTCATCATTATCCCAATCATCTACAATAGTATCATCAATTTTCTGAACTAAAGTATTACCAGATGAAACGGTTACTGTCTCCTGTTTCATTACTTGAATAGCAATATCCTTAACTTCAGTGAATACCTTTGCTACCTCATCCCTTTCAACATCTTGAAGAATTTGAGGATATGTTGTTCCATTAAAGTCATTAGTGATGTAACCCTTAGCAACATCATATGTCTTATAGTTACCACCAAACTTAACATCCCACATTACCTCACGTAAAACATCATATACATCATCTAAACAATCTTGCTCTGTATTTCCAGCAGAAGGTGTGTATGAAGGATATGCAACCTTCATTCTCAAGTATGCTTCCTTAGCAATAAATTCTTTGTTAGCAAGAACTATGTCATGAGCATCACATTCAATATTGGATACTATTGGTGGATCTCCACCAGCATCTAATGTGATATTAAGATCACGATCATAGTATGTGTTATTCAATGCACGCTGCATTAATTCTTCAGCACGCTTGAATGCAGTAATTGCAGGAGCAACTTCCTTAGTTGCATCTATACCATTTGCAAGTAACTGATTACCTTGGAAGTATTCCTTAGTAGCAGAGATAGTAAATTCATTACCACCAAACCACAAGTCTTGTGCAACAGCATCAACAACAATACCAAGGTCTCTACGACACTTAGCTTCACCAGTGATAAAGGTTCCATTATTTACTGGAGAGTTCCAAATACCACCAGTAATATTACCAGCAGTAATTGCATCAGTAGCAATGGTTCCTAATGTATCAATAGCAGACTGAACATCAGCACAAGCATTCGGACTTGTTCTGGATTCAACTGTATCTGTTGTGGTTGTAATAGCATTAACTGCTGATTTTACAAATGTGTGGTTGTAATCACCACCAGTCTTAACAGCACCAGAAGTTGCTGATACAAAGATATGATTATATGAACCACCAGACTGTATAGCATTAACAGATGTACCACCTGCCCATGTATGTGTGGATGTGTCAGATGAGATACCAACGTTAAGTGTAATTGTAGTAGCAGATGTACCAATAACAGTCATTGCTTGATCATATGCTCTGTCACGCTTAGCTTTGATACCATACTGAGTACCAGACACAAATACATGAGTTGTTGTATTTGTTGGAGTTGTACCTTGAAGGATATTAACCTCAAATGTATTACCAGTTACGTTATCAATCTTGATCCACTCTCCACTTACAGGATCTGTTGAACGTGGATATGCATGATTAGTTTGCTGACTATCTTCATCACACTTGAATGTTAGAGAACCATCTTCAAACTTAACGAAATCTCCATCTTGGAATCCATGATTGCTAAGAGTAGTAATTTTAAGAAGACCAGTTGATGCATTATATGTTGTTCCTGTTGTTGCAGTAGCAGTATCAATTGTATTTCTAGGATAAGACTTAACAGTATTATTACCATCACCATTATAATCACAAGTGAAGGATAACTTCTCATCCCCAATCTTAATTCTTGCGTTGGATTTAGTAATAGCACCTGTTGTAGCAGAAACAAATGTATGTGTGCTACCTACGTTAGCTTCACCAACATTAACATCAAATGTTGTAGCAGTTGCATTAGAAATAGTTAACCACTTACCTCTTACTGGGTCAGTAGCACGTGGATATGTTCCTTCGTTTCCATTAGGAGTACTAGCATTAGCAATACCAACGTTAACTGTAATTGTAGTAGCAGTTACAGCAGTAATTGCCAATGCTTGTCCAAATGCAGGGTCGGTAGCACGAGGATATGCATGATTACTTGCGTTATTATCAGCAGCACAAGTAAATGTAACAGCATTTTCTGCAATAGTAACTGTATTAGAAGTTGTAAGAGTATGTGATCCGATCTCTATTTCTAGAACACCAGTTGCAGGAGTATATGTGGTACCTGCTACAGCAGTATGATTACCACTTAGGTTATCAAGAATACCATTTGGGAGACCTTGTACAAATACGTGTGTTCCCATAGGAGCATCACAACTGAATGTCAATGAATCATCAGCAATCTTAATTTCATCATCATTTTCAAATGCACCTTCACCAGCAGTATGAGTAAATGTCAATACACCACTGATAGGATCGTATGCAACATCAGTAGGAGTAAATGTTGTTGGAGCAGGAATACTATGAGAACCAATTGTTAGTTCCAATTCACCTGTTGAAGGTACGTAAGTTGCATCTGTTACGTCATGATTAACAATAGGTGTTGTGCCTACATCAACAGTAATTGTTGTAGCAGTTACAGCAGTGATTGGTAGAGCAGTATTATATGCTGGATCAGAAACTCTTGGATATGTATGCTCTGTTGCATGACCATCCATATCACAAGTAAATGTCAATGAAGCAGGTTCAAGGAAGATACTTTGTAGAGTAGTATAGCTATGAGCACCAATTGTTAGTTCCAATGTGCCATCTGTACCAGAGTAAACTGCACCAGTTACATTCTTTGCTACAATAGGAGAAGCACCAACGTTAACATCAAACTGATCTCCAGACTTATTAGAAACTGTCAACCAAGTATTAGCTGCTGGATCAGTTTCACGAGGATATGTCTTCCATCCTGTTACTGCACCAACGTTAACTGTAATTGTTGAACCAGTTACAGATATAATTTGAAGAGTTGTTCCCTGTGCAGGGTCAGTAGCACGTGGATATGTGTGAGTGGTTTGATTCTGGTCTTTATCACAAGTAAATGTTAGTGAGTTTGTTGCGATAGTAATTGAATCAGCAGATGTATAACTATGAGATCCAATTGTTAATTCAAGAATACCAGTTGTAGGTGTGTATGCTGCATCAGTTACGTCTTTCTGAACACTACCATTAACTGTTACTGCATTAGATGCGGTTCCACCTACCCATGTATGTGGAGAACCAGTACCCATGTCACATGTAAATGTAAGTGCATTAGGTACAATCTTAACCTTATCACCATTCTGTAAACTATTTCCAGGAATAGTTAATGTGATAGCACCAGTTGAAGCAATATAATTTGCAGCAGTTGGAGTACCTACAGGACTACCACCACTAAAGATTGCTAAACCTTCAGTAACTGTGAGATCCTTATAATATAACTGGTTAGTAACTGCTCTCTTCATCTCGTTGATGGCAGTATTGTATGCAGTTACAGCTTCTGATTCCTCACCTACAAGACCATTAGCTAATGGTGTAGTAGCATTAGTAAAGTATTGCTCTGTGAATGCTCTGGTATGCTTGTTACCTTCACAGTACATGTCAACAGTAATAGCATCAATAAAGTATCCAATGTCACGAGCACACTTCATCTCACCTGGTCCTTTACCAGTACCATAATTAACTTCTACTGGCATAGAGTTAAGGTCACCATCAGCAAGTATTCCAGTAACAATACTTGTTAGAGAATCAACAGCAGACTGTACATCAGAACATAAGAATGGTTGAGCATCAGTCAATTCATTCTCAGTGTTACCACCAAAATTAACTGCGTCAGCTGCAGCACTTACAAATGTATGTGTGTAGTTACCACCAGTTATAACAGCACCAGCAGTTGCAGATACAAATGTATGAGCATCAGTGTTTGTGGAAGGAACAGTTGTTAATACTTGGAGAGTAATTGTAGTTGCAGTTACTGACTCAATATTGATTGAAGTATTATAGAATGGATCATTACCATTAGATCTAGGATATGTTTTCTCTGCAGCAGCACCAGAAGCACCACCAAATCCACAACTAAATGTTAGTGAGTTAGGTGCTAATTTAACACTTGTGCCAGCAGTCAAACTGTGAGCACCAATTTCAAGAACCATCAATCCTGTATTAGGATCATATGTTGTTCCTGTAGTTGGTGTGAATGTTACCTCAGGAGATGCACCAACGTTGACTGTGATGCTATCTGTTGTAGATGAAGTAATCTCAATGTATTGTCCTGATACTGGGTCAGATGTACGAGGATATGTCTTATTAGAACTTCCCCCATCCATGAGACAATTAAATGTTAAGGAGTTGTCTGCAATCTTAACACGATCACCATTACTTAATCCATGATTAGCAATGTCAAGAACCATGTCTCCACTTGATGCAGTGTAAGTAGCACCATGTGGTGTAAAGTCTTTAGACACTTGACCATATGCTGAGCCAGGTGCATTGTCTGCAGTTCTATCAATCGCTCCCTGTGTTCCATTATCTTTGAAGTAAAGTTGGTTAGTAAGTGCTTTCTTTACATACTCTGCAGCTTTATTAACATTGGTAATGTATACACCAGAGTTATAACTGATTACAGGAGTTGTTGCATCAGTAAAGAACTCTGCTGCAAATCTATAACTATAAACATTACTCTGTAAGAATAAGTCAAGTGCAAGAGAATCAACAAAAATACCAATATCTCTACGACATTTCTCTTCACCAGGACCTGAGATATAAGAAGTTTCGCCAGGTAAACTATTCAAATTACCATTTGATACACAACTGGTAACTATATCAGTAAGAGTTACGATAGCAGACTGTACATCATCACAAGCACCAGAGTTAGTATTAGCAACATCTCCACCACCACCATTATATTGTGCTGGACCTGGAGTAACTGTAAGATCTTGAATACTTAGCTGGTTAGCAACAGCAAGTTTCATCTGATCTCTTGCTTGGTTGAATGCTTCTATACTCTGTGACTCTTCTCCTTGTAGTCCACCAGAGATCCAAGTTGTAGAACTTGAAAAATACTCAGAAATAAATTTGCGAGAATACTTGTTACCACCTACAAAAAGGTCAAGAGCAATAGCATCAACAAAGATACCTAAGTCACGCTTACATTTCTCTTCATAAGCACCATGATTAGGATATGACACAAGCATATCTGCCCATGCTGTGTTTACAATCTCAGTTCTGTTTTGTACAATTAAACGATAACCATCAGCATATCTTGATCTTGCATCTGTTTGTTGATCACCAGGAATAAAGTAATCAGGATGTCCAACAGTAGTTTCTGCTAATGCAGTATCAACAATCTGATCTCTGTTCTCTGCAATTAAACGGTATGCAGATGCATATCTAGAACCACTATCAGTTTGTTGATCACCATCAATATAAAAATTAGGATGAGCAACAGCAATAGATGCTAGTGCTTTATGCTTAATCTCTGTTGAGTTTCTTCTGATTAAACGGAATGCATCAGCAAGTCTTGACTGTGAGTTTGTTTGTCCATCAACAGAGTGATAGAAATCTGGATGATATACTGTAACTTCAGCAAGTGCAGCATCAAGAATAAATTCTCTGTTAGCAACAACTCTGTTACGAGCATCTTTGTAACGAGAAGCAGGATCTACCTTTTGTGCAAGGTCAATAGTAACACCATTAGTTGTGTCACCATCCTCTTCTGCTTGAGAACCAGTCTTACCAACGTTTATACCATATGTTGCTAAGTTACTATTAGAATCAGGATCATAAAGATCTGCCTTAACTGTTAGTAAGTTAGCAATAGCTTGCTTACAAAGATCTCTTGCTCTATTGAAAGCATATACACCTTGTCTTTCTTCTCCAACTAAACCATTAACAATTGGATTACCATCACCATCAAAGTATTCTCTAGCAACAGCTATTATATTTGCATTACCACCATCTTTAAGATCTTCTGATACTGCGTCAACAATCAAACCAATATCTCTCTTACACTTAGTCTCAGTGGAAGCAGAGTTAGGGAATGTCATTACAGTATCATTCCAAGCTTGGTCAACAATCTCTTGACGGTTTGCTTGAATTAAATTACGAGCATCAAAGAATCTGTTACCAGCAGGATTTAATCCTGGATTTACATAAGGAATATTTTGAAGTCTTGGATATTTTTCTAGGATGTAACCAAATACTTCCTCCTGCATCATACGACGGTTAGATTCAATAAGGTTAGCAGCATCAGCATAGACACTGTTAACAACACCGCCAGTTGGATTAAGGATAGAACCCTTAGCAACATACTTAACGAAACCAGTTGGTTCTAATGATACATCAAAGAACTCATCTGTACCAGGAGCTTTGTCTAATTTAACATATAATTTATCATCAGATTTAGCACCAATTCTATATCCTGTAATTGTTGCTGCTGGACGATCTAATGGATCACCTAGATTATCACTACCCAAGAACAACTTAGTATAGTTACTAGAAGTTTGTAATGTTCCTTGAATATCAATAGTGTAGTAGTTGATCTTCTTAGTAGAAGCAGTATTGTCAACTACAATTTTAGGAGGAACAATGTCAGTAATGTATCCACCTTTATCTTGGTTAAAGGAGAAACCTTTATGACCGATAGCATGTAGTGATGTATTACCAAAGTTACTGTTAGAGTTAGTGATACTCATATCACCACCACTTTCCATTAGGAAGTGATCAGCAAAACCAACAGCGAAGATACTAACACACTGAATGAATGCGTCTTCAGAAGCACGAACGTGGAAGTTTCTCCACTCATCTTTCCAGTATGCGTCACCTTTGGTGTGATATGGAACAGTAGCAAATGCATCTGTTAGCGATGCTTGGTTCCATGTATTTGTATACTCATCATATCTAATGAATGATCTATCATCTTTCTGTAGAGATACACCAGTATACTGTGCAATAACAACTGACTTAAATCCAGTTGCTTTTAGACCATTTGCCCAGATACCACAAATACCCCATGTAGATCTGATTGATACGTTAAAGACATATGGTGATGCAGATTCAACTGAGTCAACTTCAGCTAATGTTTGTGCGTTTTGTCCTAATGCAGGTGTGGTATCTACACTGATCGTTTGACCAGATACAATATTACTACCAATTCCACTTGTTACAAAAGGAACATCATATTTAAACTTACGAGCATCATTCTGATCAATCTCTTTGATCTGGAAGATACCTTCTAATACATCATCAATTTCTGTGTTTGCAATAGCAACAAATTGACCTTGGAAATAACCATGATCAACTTTAGTTGTTACTTCAACTTCTGTAGTAGATGCAGGGATACTTGGGTCAGTTGTTGCATCAGTAAACTTAAGTGACTCAATAACTCTAGAGTCAGATAGAGGACCAACGATTCTGTTCTCTTGAACTCTTGTATCAAATTCGCCTGGATCGTCAATAGTTGGTTGGAATGCAGAGAATGCTTTAGCAATCTTTCTATAGAAGATACCTAGCTCTTCATTATCTGCGTATTCAAATACTGTTAGTTTATGGTGAGAATAATTAGGAGCAGCTTTCTTACTGAAATCTGTAGGGTCATAGTAAACTTCACCAGTGCCTTTTGCTGCATCATATAGAGGAGACTCAACTGTTGTCTGACCATCTTTAAGAGTAAACTGCCAGAAATAACAACCACCAGTTACGTTGAATATGGCAGAACGAGGAATTTCTCTTTCTGTTACAGCAGGATCAGGAACGAATAGAGGTCTTATAACAGTTCTTCTAAGATCATAACCAACAAGAGAAGAACCACGAGGAATAATGGCTCCACCCTCAGTATTATTAAACTTATAGAATACGTTATCAGGATTAGAAAGATCTAAAATACTATCATCTGTCCAAGCATTAGTGCCTTGGTCAAATCCAAATACATCAATACCACTTGTATCTACTAAACCTGGTCTATTATCAATGTAGTGAATACCAGGCATCAGCATGATGCTAAACTGGTCAAACCTATCATTTCCAAATCCTGGAAGGTATGAATACCTTGCGATTTCTAAGAATGCACGCTGAATACTTTTAAACGGCGTGACAGGTGAATTACCTCTGTTTGATAACGCATCCGTTGCGTTAAAATCATCAGGTGAAACATAAAGATACTTACCAGTCTTACTGCTGATAAGATTATCCAAACGTGTTAATGGCATGACCTACTAATATACTTTTATCCTCGGATTTATTTATACCAGTTATCTACTGAAAATACTGTGTGGTTCTAGGATTTCTTTATGAGAAGATTTGAACCCTATGGCATAACAATGAGTTCGGGTAGCTCTACATACCCATTCTGTAGTAATCTATTGCAATTTGCACATATAGGAGCACACTTGTCTATTTCTTCCTTTAGTGTTTTGTAACTCGCAAGTTGTAATAACTTAGATACACTATATTTTTGAGGTTCTGGATCCACATGAATGAGATCCATTACAACAGGATTAAAATCTTTATTGCATATGATACAAGGATGCTTCTTTGCATCCTCTACTATCTGCTTTCTTCTCTTATGACTAATTTGATTTGCTTTATAAGTCTTTGAATTCTTTCTAGCCCACTCACGCTGATATTTACGATTTTCTTCTTTATTTTTGTAAGGCATATCATTAAAAAAGGGGTCTTGCGACCCCCTTGAGTTATTATTTGACGATTTGTTTTGGATCTTCTTCACCAATAATTTGAGGAACAAATCCCTCTAGTGAAAACATCTTGAAATTCTCGCCCTGCTTCAAACGTTTTTGGAACGCTTCTTCAAAAGCTTTGTTAGCAGCATCAATTTGTTCATGTGCTTTTTCACGGAAGTAACCAACCTCCTCAGCTTCAATACCTTGAGTATAACCAAGGAAGGATAGATCTCCTCCTACGTATAGTGACTTTATTAAAGCACGATCAAAGTAAGTTCCTTTAACACCACCACCTTTTGCAGCAGAAACATTAAGAGGAATTGTGTTTAGAGGGTCGTTACAGTGTTTTGCTGCAAAGCTATTTGTTTTTGCAGAGTCAAAAGCAACGACGCTTGCGGTACAACGATGTGACTTGAGGCATAGATCAACCATGTCAATAACCTGCTTCTGAACAAATGAGTGGGGAATGTTATTTACCCAATCAATGCAGTTACCAGTAGTAGGAAGAAGATTGTTGTGAGACTTATAAGAAGAAATGTATCCGTTTAGACGCTTCTTGAAGTCATTGATAGTCGCACTCTTAGAGGGAGGGTGATTGTTGGCACCTAGACCAATCTCATCACGCATATCCTGTTCAGTGAAACCTTCTTTCAACTCAAGTTCATTGAAGATTCCTTCTAACCATCCAAGGTCAACCATGGAACCAAAACGAGTAAACCCGTCATAAAGTTCATCTTTGAAAAGGTATCCAGGTTGTACGCTAACCAAGAGACCATTTACTGCCATGTTATTCTTGATTAGTTCTTGGTTAACATTGTCTGTTCCAACTGAACGAGCAACGTTAATTTCCAGTCCTTCAGAGTTAGTAGTGTTAACTGAGTCTAGAGAACGAACAACTCTCTTTTTAACCCGATAAGTTCTACCCTCAGGTAATTCAAGTTGATCATACCAAGTAATATCGGGTGATTGTCCTGGTATTATTTTTTTGTATATCAGCATTTTGTATATGCATTGTGCAATTTCGGTTTTTAACGCTTTACGCCAACTCTTCCGATTGAGTTGTAGGGTGGGAGGTTGGATTTCTGTATTACCAACAAAGAACGGGCATTACTACAGTAGTAAATTTTACGTCCTTGCCT